GTATAGCGGAGCCTCCAATGGTTTAAATGGTGGTTCTGGAGGTGGTGGAGGAAACGGCCCTTCTACTGCTACGGGTGGAGCTGGTAATAGTCCCGCTTCGTCATCGCCTCCGGATTCAAACGCCGTTCAAGGGTACAGTGGCGGCAACGGAAATTCACCAAATTTTGCTGCGGGCGGAGGTGGTGGGGCTAGCGCTGCTGGTGGTAATGCTAGTGGTCTAAATGGGGGCGCTGGGGGCGCTGGGCTTTCATCATCAATATCTGGCTCTGCGGTGACACGGGGCGGCGGCGGCGGTGCGGGTAGTAGAAGTGATACCGGCGCTCTTGCTGGCTCTGGTGGTAGTGGGGGCGGTGGTAATGGTGGCCCAGGCGGTAGTGCTGGTTCAGCAGGCTCTACAAACACAGGTGGTGGTGGCGGCGGGTCTGGTTTGAATACAACCGGCGGCGCAGGAGGCTCTGGTATCGTAATTATTTCCTACCCTAATACTTATCCCGATCTTGTGTCTATTGGTGGGGGCCTGACTTATACAAAAACCACATCTGGTGGTAATACGATTTACACGTTTACCGCAGGCACTGGAAATATTTCATGGTAAGTCTGCATAATCTTTTTCCAACACCAGTAGGATTTGCAGAACTTGGTAGACCCTTAAGCGATGAGGAGTTATTCTTCATCCGTGAGCTGCCAACAAGACCCAACATGGGTAACACCACAAGCACCAACAACTTTGTTCTGCGTGACCCTGCGCTAACGTCCCTACGCGCATTCATTGAAGATGCGGTATCGGATTACTTCAAAAGCACAGTCAATCCTAAACACAATGTAAGCCTGAGAGTTACCCAAAGCTGGTGCAACTACTCGGAACCAGGGCAATACCATCACAAACACGCACATCCCAATAGCTACATCTCAGGTGTGTTTTATGTGCAGACCAATGCTGACGACAAGATTTACTTTTACAAAGATGGCTGGCAGCAGATTAAGTTCCCGCCGGAGCAGTGGAATCCGTACAACTCAGAGTCTTGGTGGTTTGAAGCAACTGTCGGCAAGTTAATTCTGTTTCCATCAAGCCTGACGCACATGGTTCCTGAGGTCAGAGGTGATGACACAAGAATCTCGCTATCGTTCAACACCTTTCCCGTAGGTTTGGTCGGAGAAGAAATGGACTTAACCGGACTTAAATTGGAGGCATGATGGCGCATTACGCCTTTTTAGATGAAAACAACATCGTCACTGAAGTCATTGTCGGTAAAGATGAAGGCGAAGATGGTGTTGATTGGGAGCAATGGTACGGCGACTTTCGAGGACAGGTCTGCAAGCGTACTAGCTACAACACAATCGGTGGAGTTCACAACAATGGTGGAACACCGTTTCGCAAGAACTATGCTGGTATTGGTTACACCTACGATTCACAACGCGATGCTTTTATTCCTCCTAAGCCGTATGAAAGTTGGATATTGAATGCAGGCTCATGTCTTTGGGAAGCGCCAGTAGCTATGCCAACTGATGGTGAGATGTACGCATGGGATGAAGCAACCACTTCTTGGGTAGCACAAAATGGCTAACACCATCAACGCCACATCAGGCGTAGGCATAGTCTCAACGGCAGACAATACCAATGAACTCATCCTGCAAACCAATGGTACGAATGCAGTAAGCATTGATAGCAGCCAGAATGTATCGTTTGCACAAACGCTTGCCCTTGGCGTATCTAACACGCTCATGGAACTTACGTTATCTGCCGCAGCAGAGACTGTAACCATTGCAGCAACAGCCGCCACGGGTACGGTTAACTTTGACGTATCTACACAATCCATCTGTACTACACCAGCAATGCCTCGGCTAACTGGAACAGACAATGGAGTTACAGCGGCGTTAGCGGCGGGAACTGTTCCTTCAGGACAGTGGGTCTATGTTGCGCTTGTCAGAAGCGGCAGTACAACCACAGGATATATAAACGGTTCATCAATTGGCACAACCGCACAAGCTCCATCAGCTTCGCGATACGCAAGAGTTGGCGCACTTGCCACTGGCGCTTCATATATGAATGGCTACATTCAAGATTTAAGAATTACCAAAGGCTACGCAAGAACCATCACGACCCCAACAGCAGCCTTCCCAACTTTATGAGGTAGACCATGCAATACTGGACAAAGAACGGGTCTATCCCAAGCACTGAAACGGATGGCACAGAAGGCTGGCAACAGGCTCCAACACCACCGGCAGAGGTTCCTACTGGCAAAGAACTTGTATGGCTAAACTGGGAGTGGATCATCAGAGACCCTAAGCCAGCAGACAGAGCAGGATGGCAGTGGATCTGGCAGCACGAAGGCAAGATGTGGGTGGAGAATGCTTGGGGTAATGTGGAACCTGTGATTGAGCCGCTTGCCACCATTGAATCGTTTGCTACTGATCAGCTTATTAACTTATAGACATCCCAAATAATATAAACAGGTAAAGACATGACACTAAAAATTTGCGTCTATGCAATCGCAAAAAATGAAGAGCAGTTTGTAAAAAAGTTTTGTGATTCGGCAAAAGATGCCGATATGATCCTGATCGCTGACACGGGATCTACGGATAACACTGCGAGTTTGGCTAGAGAATGCGGCGCTACTGTCTACGATATATCGGTTAAACCTTGGCGCTTTGACATGGCGCGAGACACGGCGCTATGCCTGATTCCTGGCGATTACGATGTTTGCGTTTCTCTCGACTTGGACGAGGTTTTAGAACCTGGATGGCGCGAGGAAGTTGAGCGGGTCTGGACCCCAGAAACAACCAGACTAAGATATAAGTTTGATTGGGGTCACAACATTCTTTTCTTTTACGAGAAGATTCATCATCGAGTTGGCTACCATTGGCATCACCCAGTTCATGAATACCCAAGACCCGATCAGCGCACAAAAGAAATCTACGCACACACTGACAAACTCTTAGTCTCTCATCATCCCGATCCGACAAAAAGCCGTGGGCAATACTTAGACCTTCTTAGGATGGCGGTAAAGGAAGATCCGCGATGCCCACGAAACGCTTTTTACTTTGCCCGTGAGCTGACGTTCTACGGTCTTTGGGATGAGGCGATTACTGCACTTAATTTCTATCTCAACATGCCAGAGGCGACATGGCCTAACGAAAGATGCTATGCCATGCGGCTTTTAGGCAAGGCTTACGATGAGAAACTTGACTACTGGCAAGCGCTAAAGTGGTACAGAATGGCTATTGCCGAAGCTCCAGGAACCAGGGAGCCGTGGGTCGATTTTGCGATGTCGGCTTACAGAAAGCATATGTGGAAAGAATGCTTCCACGCGTCTACAATGGCGCTTGAGATTAAGGATAAAGAACTGGTTTATACCTGCGATCCTGAAGTTTGGGGATCTAAGCCTTATGATCTGGCAGCAATCTCAGCCCATAATCTCGGGCTTAAAGACGAAGCGATACGATACGGGCAAGCGGCGGTAGATCTTTCGCCGCACGATGAACGACTCGCTAGGAATCTTCACTACTATGGACTCTCAGACGCTGCTTAATGTTTTATTTGGTATTTTGTGTACCGCATTCGGTTGGTTTTTTCGAGTGATGTGGGAAGCCCAAAAAGAACTACAAAGAGACCTTGGCGATCTTGAGAAGGGATTGCCCCATGACTATGTTTTGAAAAGAGATTATGAAAAAGACATAGCCGACATAAAAATCATGCTTGGCAAAATCTTTGACAAGTTAGACCTAAAGCAAGACAAATGATGGATGACAAAGCCCACGAGATCGCGCTATTAAAAGCTCAGGCAAGAATTAAACTTGAAGAGCTAAAGGCGCAAGACTCCGCTAAAGAGGTTGCGGGCAAAGCAATTGGCGAAGATGGGCTTTTATATATTTTTCTGATTGTTCTTGTCGGCGTTGGAGCGTCACTCTTTTTGGAAGGCGAAAAAATTGCTGCTGTTATGGGTCTTCTTGGCGCTTCACTTACTGCACTTATTCAGATGCTGAATGGGATAGCAGGCACTGCCGCTAAGCAGGAAAAGCCCGAGTTTGAAGTGATCAGAGACCTTATCCATCGTTTAGACAAATTAGACCGTGTTGAACCCATGCAAGTAGATGTTCAGGGTTCTAAAGTGACGGTTAAAAAAGGCGCGGATCAAATCACAACATCATGATGACCTTGCTTTCCTCTCTGCTTTCTTTCCTTGCTGGAGGTGTTCCGCGTCTGCTTGATCTGTGGCAAGACTCCAAGGACAAGGCTCACGAGCTACAGCTTGCTCAGCTTCAAATGCAGCGTGAACTAGAGATGGCAAAAGAGGGCTTTGCGGCTCAGCAAAGGGTCGAGGAGATACGAACGGAACAAGTTCAAATACAAGCGCAAGCCGAGGAAATGAAAGCGCTCTACGCGCACGATATAGCCCTTGGCGATGGCGTTTCGCAGTGGGTTAAAAACCTTCGCGCTCTTGTTAGACCGGTTATCACTTACGGGATGTTTGCGCTACTGGTCTTTGTGGATGTTGCAGGGTTCTGGTATGCCTGGAGCATGAACGTCCCTTTCGATCAAATGTTGAATCAACTCTGGGATGACGAGACGCAGCAGATCTGGGCTGCAATCATTGCATTCCACTTTGGAAGCCGCGCATTTGCAAAGTAGTACCCTCCAGATGCTCAAGCATCACGAGGGCGTAAGGCTTAGACCGTACCGCTGCCCTGCGAGACTTTGGACGATAGGCGTAGGGCATGTTATCGACCCATCACACATAAGGGTGAAGTTTGAAGAGAGACTCTCTTTACCGATCCCAAGCGGATGGGATCGTACGCTTACGATGGCGGAAGTTGATGAGATTCTTAGCAAGGATCTGCTGGCGTTTGAAGCTGGCGTACGCAGATTATGTCCTGCTGGCCTTACTCCTAATCGCGCTGATGCACTCACCAGCTTTGGGTTTAATGTTGGATTAGGAAATTTACAGCGCTCGACGATTCGGATGCGACACAATCGAGGCGACTACGATGGCGCAGCCGAGGCTTTTATGATGTGGACGAAAGCTGCGGGCAAAGAACTTCCGGGATTGGTAAAAAGGCGGCGCGACGAGGCTAGACTTTATGCAAGCGGATAAGAGCGTCTTTAACCATGTTTCCAACGCTCTCACCGTGATGTTTTGCAATCTGCTCAATTAGCGGAAGCCGCCGAGTCTTAGGCTTCGATAAAAGCCAGTGAGCCCAATCTTCAACGACCAGCGGCATAACCTTCTCATAAGCTGCCGCAATTTCCGATCTATCACTGCTTTTCACTTCCTTGATCATCGAAATCCAATTCTCCGAGGCTCCAGGCTCGAAATGCTTTATGCTTTTCGATGGTGTCTTCGCATTCGGTGGAGGGCGGCTTCCAGCCGTACTGTCGCCAGATTTCTTCGACAGGCTTGAAGGTTCGCGGGGTTCTTTGCTCGGCAATTAACTCTCTCCAGCTCATGCTAGCTTCCTTTGCATTGTGTCAACTTCCGCTAAAAAAGTCATTACGTCTTTCTCTAGGTCTTCAATGTCTTTGCGCTCCGGTTGAAAACGAACAACAAACAACTGGAGATGCTCGGGCAACCGTGGATCAAACGATACAAAATCAACCCACTCTCTACCGGTACAAGCAAGCTGTGCAAGCATCTGATGTTTGTGGTCTGATGGTGGCTCGCCTTTCATCATCCAGCCTAAATGCGTGGACGTTTTTGG